AAGCAGCTTAACAACACAAGCCGTAAAGCGGTTCGCACGTTAGCGTCGGGCATGATGGCTGGTATTACAAGCCCTGCTAGACCGTGGTTCCGATTAAGCACACCTTACCCAGAGCTTAACGATGTAAGCGTGGTGCGTGAGTGGCTGCATGACGTTCAGACGTTGATGCGTGAGGTGTTCAGTCAGTCTAACTTGTATAACGCGCTGCACAGTGCTTATGGTGAGTTGGGTACGTTCGCTAGCGCGAGTATCGGTATCTTTGAAGACTTCGACAATGTAGTGCGGTTCCAAAACTACACTGTTGGTAGTTACATGTGGGCGTCGAACGGGCGCAACGAGGTTGACACGCAGTACCGTGAGTATCAGTACACGGTAGCACAGACTGTTAACGAGTTCGGGCTAGAGAACTGCTCAAACCAAGTACAACAGTATTGGAAAAACGGTAATCTCAGTGCACCCGTTAAGATATGCCACGTTGTTGAGCCTAATGATAACCGAGACAACAACAACCCGTTAGCCAAGTACAAGCGGGTCAAGAGTGTCTACTATGAAACAGGTGAAGGTGCTAAAGGTGTTAACACTATGCACTTCTTACGTGAGTCTGGGTTTGATGAGTTTCCTATCCTTACACCGCGATGGGATATTACCGGCGAAGATGTGTACGGTACTGATTGTCCAGGTATGATGGCTCTCGGTGATACGAAAGAGTTACAGTTGTTAGAACGTCGTTTAGCTCAAGCGATTGACAAGGTAGCTAACCCACCAACACAAGCACCTGTGTCACTGCGTAACACGTTGAACAGAGGCGGTATCGCTGCTGGCGAGATTACATGGGTTAACAGTACAGCTGATGGTGGTATACGTTCTATCTATGACTATCGACCAGACCTCAACGCACTGCAAGCTAAGATAGACATTGTTGAGCAGCGTATTGAGGAGTCGTTCTACAGTGACTTGTTCTTGATGTTGAGCAATTCAGATCGCCGTCAAATCACAGCACGTGAGATTGCTGAACGTCACGAAGAGAAGCTGTTGATGCTTGGCCCGGTACTTGAGCGGCTGCACACTGAGTTGCTTGACCCGTTAATTGATCGCGTGTTCAACATCATGCAGAAAGCCGGCATCTTGCCGCCGCCGCCAGAAGAGTTGCAGCAGGTAGAGCTTCGCGTTGAGTACATCAGTGTGTTAGCTCAAGCGCAGCGCATGGTGGCTGTTGGCGGTATCGAGCGTTTACTTGAGTTCACTACAGCAGCCGCACAGTTAGACCCTGGTGCTATTCACAAGATTAACCTTGACGAAGCGATTGATGAGTACGGTGACTCGTTAGGTGTTAACCCGCGTATCATTCGCGGTGAGCGTGAGGTAGCTCAGATGCGTGCACAGGAAGCTCAAAGGCAGCAGTTAGCCCAGCAGATGGAGATGGCGAGTCAAACAGCGCAGATGGCTAAGGATGCGTCAACTGTAGACACTGAAGGTGCTAACCCTGTAGCTGACTTAATCAGACAACAGACAGGTGCGTGATGAGTAAAGCAGAAGAGCGTGCATATCAGTTAGAGCTTGAAGAGCTTAAGACCGTGATGAGCAGCGAGTCTGGTCGTAACGTCATGCATCGTTTAATTGAGGCGTGCGGTGTGTACCGCATTAGTTACAACCCGAACCTACCGGAGAGCAACACGGTGTTCAATGAGGGCCAAAGGAACATCGGGTTGATGATGATAGGGAAATTACAAGAAGCATCACCAGGACTATTCGTGAAGATGATTGAGGAACACAAAGATGAGACTAACTAAATATACAGAATTACTACATCGCTTATTAGCTGAAGAACCAGAAGGTGGCGCAGAAGGCGCACCAGCTGCGAGCGATACACAAGACACCACCGAAGCTGCACCTGCCGAACCAGCGGAGCAGTCAGGTAGTGAGTCTGACGGTGCTGCGGGTGACCCACCAGCAAAACCAGAGGGCGATGATGATAGTGCTGTGGATTTTGCTAAATTAGAGCTACCCGACGGCGTAGAGCTTGACCAAGCGGTTGTTGAACGGTTTGAACCTTTGATGAAGGGGATGACTCAAGATGATGCTCAAAAGTTTGCTACAGCTTTCGCGGAGTTCAGACAGGGTGAGGCACAGGACAGAATCGAAGCGTTTGAACAGCAAAAGCAAGACTGGTACAGCGCATCGTCGAACGACAAAGAGTTTGGCGGCGATAAGTTTGACGAGTCTACTAAGCTGGCAGTACAGGCTATCGAGAAGTTCGGTACACCTGAACTGCGTCAATTTATGGATGACTACGGTGCGGGTAACCACCCTGAAGTCATTCGTTTTATGGTTAGAGTTGGTCGGGCTATCTCTGAAGATAACCCAGGCGGTGGCGCTAATAACACAGCGACACCGAAGGACCATGCTTCTATTTTATATCCTGAAAACTAAGAGGAATTAAGTTATGGCTACATTAGGCGCAACTTATTTTGACTTGATTGATCTTTACAAAATGAAAGATCCAAACGGTCAAATCGCCCCTGTTATTGAACTGCTTATGCAAATGAACCCAGTATTGGAAGATGCGATTGCAGTTGAATGTAACAGTGGTACTAAACACGTACATACCGTGCGTACTGGCTTACCTAGTGTTACATGGGGTCGCTTGTATAAAGGTATTCCACAAAGCAAATCAACCAAAGCGCAGGTCGAAGACACAACCGGTTTTGTTGAAGGTTTAAGCACAATCGACATGCGTTTATTAGAGTTATCTAAAAACGAAGGTGCTGTACGTTTATCTGAAGCGATGGCGTATCTTGAGTCGATGAACCAAGAAGTGGCTACCAAGCTGTTTTACGGTAACACTGCTGACTCTCCTGAAGAGTTTATGGGTCTTGCACCGCGTTTTAATGACTTGAACGCTCAGACAGGTAACCAAATCATCGACGCTGGTGGTACTGGCTCAGACAACACCTCTATGTGGATGGTCACTTGGTCTGAAATGACGTGTCACTTGTTATACCCTGAAGGTACACAAGCCGGTGTACAACGTGAAGATAAAGGCGCACAACGTTTGACAGACGGTAACGGTGATGCTTACTACGGTAAAGAAGAGCTGTTCCGCTGGCATGTAGGTCTTGCTGTTAAAGACTGGCGTTATATCGTTCGTATCGCGAACATCGACGTATCTGAAATGGAAGCGGGTAGCGTTAAGTTATACGACTTCTTGCGTAAAGGTTACTGGAAGTTGCAGTCTCGCCGCGTAGCAAATGGCAAGCAGTGCATCTACGCTAACCGTGACGTATTAGAAGCGTTAGACGCGTTAGCTACTAATGCTGGTGCATCTGATAACTTTGTACGTTTGAAACCAATGGAAATTGAAGGTAAGGAAGTATTAACTTATCGCGGTATGCCATTACGTGAGACTGACGCGCTTCTTAACACTGAAGCACGCGTAGTCGGTAGCTAAGCGTTTATTTATCTGACTAAGAGGAATCGAAAATGATTTTATCTCAACAACAACTTTTCTCAGATAGCCAAGCTGTTACCGCAGATGCCATCTCTGAAAACGTGATTGATCTCGGTGTACGTGGCACGCCTTATGACGGAGCTGCTGCACTTATTGGCGACAAAGGTAAAGGCACACCAGTACCTATCTTGGTGCAAGTTGTCGAAGACTTTGCCACGTTAACCAGTCTTACTGTTACACTTGAAACAAGCGCTAACGCTGACTTGTCTAGCTCTACGGTGCTTGCAACTGAAACAATCTTACTAGCTGACTTAGTAGCTGGTAAGCAGACTTTCATGCAAGTGTTACCTAACGGTGTGACAGGTCGTTACTTAGGTCTGCGTTACAATGTTAACGGTAGTGATGCTACAGCGGGAGCTGTCACTGCTGGTATTAGCATGGGTAACCAAACTAACCAGTACGGCGCGTAACTTGAAGCGGGGTCGGGTAACCGGCCCCACTTTTAACAGTGGGAGAGTAACATGGGTAAACGTTTTGTTTGCGATAAAGATAGATTTATTGGCGGCGTACTGCGTCGTGAGGGTGTGCCATTCTCGTTAGACGAGAAGCATATACCGAAGAAACTACCTGACGGTATGCGTGCTGCCGATACAGGCGAAGAGTTAACACCGCAACAAAAAGCGGCTGAGACACGCAGACTGAATAAAGAAAAGGCAGAGCGTGAAGCTGCTGAAATTGAGAAGAAGTCAGGCGGTAACGAAAACAAAGCACCCGACTTTATGGATGCTGAACCGTCTGAAGGTAAGGTCACTACCGTTTAAGGGGTAAGTCATGGCAAGTAAAGTAGAACTGGCTAACATCGCACTGGCTAACATTCATGTGGCAAGTATCAACAGCTTCACTGAAGCAAGTCAGGAAGCACAGTACATTAGCTTGTTCTACCCGAAAGTGCGCGACGCGCTTTTTGAGATGCATGATTGGAGCTTCATCCGTAACGAAAAGCCGTTAGCACTCTTAACTGATGAGCTGTTCGACTGGGCTTATTGTTATCAATACCCGTCTGACTGCGAACGTATTAACTGTCTGAAGAGTCCAGTTAATCAAGTACAAACTGCTGACACGGGGTTTGCTTTCAGACCCTATTACTACGATGACAACCCGTTTAACGATGAAGCTAACTTACGGTTACGCATACCTTACGAAGTGCGGATGGTGGGTGGTAATAAGGTTATCGGTGCTAACGAGCCTGACTTGTGGGTTGATTACCGTAGTTCCGTTGATGATCCTAACAAGTATTCGTCGTTGTTCTTTGACGCGTTTTGCTGGCGGTTAGGTGCTGAAGTGGCTATCCCTATCATCGGTGGCGATGTTGGGCGTGCTGAGCGTCAGAACGCGTTCACGATATTCAATGAACAAATACAAATGGCTATAGCTGAAGACATGAACCAAAGTGACAGACTGTTGCGCGGCGGTATTGATGAAAGTGAATTTACGCTTGTTAAGGGGTAGACCGTGGCGAGGATTATACAACGTAGCTTTACATCAGGTGAGATAGCACCAGGGTTACGCGTTAGGGCAGACTTGGGTAAGTACGCTACCGCGTTAGAGTCTTGCACCAACATGTTTGTACGATCACAAGGCGGTGTATACTCTCGCCCGGGTTTTAGATTTGTCGGTGAGATTGGTGACTCTACCAAGCAAGCACGCCTAATACCATTCTCGTTCAACACCGAACAGACTTACATGTTACTGTTCGAAGAAGGTACTATCCGCATCATCAAAGATGGTGCTTATATCATGGATGGTGGATCGCCTTATGAGGTAGTATCGCCCTACCAAGAAGTAGACTTACCGCGTATCGGTTACACACAATCAGCTGACGTGATGACATTAGTACACCCAAGCTATGAGCCGCGTAACCTTAGCCGCTTGGCTGATGACAACTGGACGTTAGCTGTTATTGACTTCGGTACAACGGTTGACCCACCAGCTAACCTAGTAGCTGTTGCTACAGGTACAGGCGGTAGCTCGTACAACAAGACGTACGATTACGTTATAACCACGGTAGGTGATGACGGTAGTGAGTCTATCGCGTCAACTAAAGTGACTATTACACTCAACTCGCTCAGCTCAACGTACGGTGTTAAGTTGACCTATGATGCTGCAACGGGGGCAGATTATTACAAAGTCTATAAGGCTGACTCTGTTAACTCTGACGTGTATGGGTTCATCGGTGAGACACGTAGTCTTGAGTTCAGTGACTTCAACATCGCACCTGACTTGAGCATTGCCCCACCACAAGACCGTGAGCCTTTTACTGATGCAGACAATAGACCATCTGCGGTTAACTATTACCAACAGCGAGCCATCTACGCTAATACGAACGATGAACCGCAGACGGTGTACACAACGCAGACTAGCAACTATCGTTCACTGAGAACATCAAGTCCAGCTCGTGCAGATGATGCGGTGACATTCACTATTGCGGGTAGACAGGTTAACGAGATCCGCCACATTGTTGCACTTGACGCACTCATACTGTTAACCAGCGGCGGCGAGTGGCGAGTAACTGAAGGTCAAGATGAGGTGCTTGCACCTGACACAGTTGGGGTACGCATACAGTCGTATAACGGTTGTAACTGGGTACCACCTGTTATCGTCAATGATACAGTGGTGTTCGTGCAGTCATCGGGTGCGCGTATACGTGACTTGGGTTACACCTTTACAAGCGACAAGTACACCGGTAGTGACTTATCAATCATGTCAGAACATCTGTTTGAGGGTTACGAGATTAAAGAGATGACGTACACCAAAGAGCCGTACAGTATTGTGTGGTGTGTACGTGATGACGGTATGCTGCTTGGTATGACTTATCAGCGTGAGCAAGAGGTGTGGGGTTGGCATAAGCACACTACAGATGGGTTGTTTGAGTCAGCGGCTAGCATTACCGAGGATAACAAAGACTCATTGTACGTCATAGTCAACCGTACTATAGACGGCAACACTGTACGTTATGTTGAGCGTATGGATCCACGCGAAGAGACTAACCCCGAAGATTGTTTTTATGTTGACAGCGGTTTATCGTACAACGGCACACCCGTCACTACCTTATCAGGGTTAGACCATCTCGAAGGTGAAGATGTGGCAGTGCTGGCTGACGGTAACGTGGTGAACGGTTTAACTGTAACCAGTGGTGAGATAACACTGCCTTACGCTGCTAGCGTTGTTCATGCGGGTTTAGCTTATACACCTGAGCTAGTGACACTGGCTGTGGATAATCCGCAAGAGGCAATTAAGGGTAGCAGTTTCTCGGTGGGTAAGGTCAAGCTGATTGTGGATAAGTCACGCGGCGGTTGGATAGGGCCTGTACCACGTGACGCTGATCCAGTGAACGACGTAACTGAGATTAAGCCGCGTTTCGTCGCTGATGGGTACAGCACCATCGCGTTACGGTCACAAGAGGTAGAGGTTAACGTTAAACCAAGTTGGAACAAGCGTGGCCAGGTAAGAATACAGCAGCGCGATCCGCTACCTTTAGGTATCGTGGCTATCATACCGGAGATTGACATTGGCGGCTAAGTTGACATTTCACAGACCCACCAGCGATGACCTTAAACATATCGCGGATAACATGTGGCACGAAGATCGCCGCGAGTTAGCTGCTGGCGGTAACACTGACATACTGCAATGCTTAATCGAGTCGGTAGAGTCTAGCAAGGTTTCGGTTGTGGCCAAGCACAACGGTAACCCGTTAGTCATCTACGGCTTACAACGGTTCAACATGTTAGGCCGCAAGGGTATACCGTGGATGCTAACAACTGTTGATTCGAAGAATTACCGCCGCGAGTTCATGGTGTATACACGTAAGGTCATTGACGAGATGCTTACTGAGTGTCCATACCTTTACAACTATGTACACACGAAGAACAAAACAAGTATAAAATGGTTGACAGCATTAGGGTTTACGATTGACGACCCTGTACAACACGTTGAGACTGGTGAGCTGTTTCACCTGTTTCATATAGGAGATGAGCATGTGTAACCCCATGTTGGCAGTTGCGGCCTTTACCGCAGCAACGCAGTTATACTCAGGTTATCAACAAAGCCAGATGGCGGAGCATCAAGCTGAGGTTACCGAAGACGTTGCTGAAGTTAACGCAGCTAATCAGCGTAACGAGGCGACGAGGCTGCGTAACAT